AGCCCGAGCGCGTCGTTTGAGTCGCCGAGAAAATCGGTACATTAAACTCCACCGCCAGTCCTCTAAGTTCCTCAGCAATCGCCTTAATGTATGTATAAGAATTGATTGATCCTCCCATAGCTTTCATTCGAGAAGAAGAACAGATATTCAAATAATCAATAAAGATAATATCTGGTTCGAATGATCTTTTCAGTTTTAACTCATTCAACAAAGCCCTAAAATGACCAGCATGAGCAGAGCCTGTTGGATATTCTTTTACAATTAATCTACCTGTTGTCTTACGAGCAATATCTTCAACTTTAGTTCTGAACATATCCTTCGAAAGATTTTCAAGTTGGTCAATAGGTACATTGAGAAGATTGGCATCAATACGTTCTGCAATGCGTTCTTCTGCCATTTCCATAGTTATGTATAATACGTTTCTACCTTCTACCAAAGCACCACTAGCAACATGACACATGAATAGAGACTTGCCAACGCCAGTACCTGCAAGGGCAATGTTAAGTGTTTTACGTGGTACACCACCCTTTGTAATTTTGTTAAAATAATGAAGATCAAATGGAATCCTATCTTCTTCTGTGTGGTAGAAGTCATAACGCTGTTCAAAATCATCAACATAATCATGACCAACACTATTATCAAATGAAACACCGAGTGCTTTTGTCAGTAAATCTGGTAAGGCATTCTTAGTCATTGACTCATGCTTACCGTCAATAATAGAAATAGATTCCATAATGGCAATATGAATTGCTCTATCCTGACACCACTTTTCTGTATTATCAATTAACCAATCTTGATCAATCACTTCGCCGGTGTATAATTGAGGAACAATATTCATTGACATCTGAAATTGCTCATCAGACATACCAGTCGATTCTTGTAGTTCAATAACCAGTGTTTCAGCAGTAGGAAGTTTATTATATTTTGCTACATACTTTCCCGCCTCCTTAAAGAGTGTGCGATACACGCCTTGGAAATAATCAGGTTTAATAAATGGCAATACCTTGCGCATGTATTTCTCATCAGTGAGAAGATTACGAAGTATTGTTTGTTCAATATTAGTCTGCATTATATCTCCGGTCAAGTTCGTTTAATAGCATATATTATATCATGAAACACTATGATTGTAAAGTATTATCTTCTTCTGTGGGTGTATCTTGACCCCTTTCTTTTAGAATCGCCGAACCATCTTCAATCGCTTCACGAATAATTTCCTGAAGAATATCCCCTGCCCATAATTGTAGGTCAACATCTTCAGTAGTTAATTCTGAATCTGGTGACTCAATGATATCAAAGTTAAAGGTCATGACTCCTTGTTCTACATCATTAACGCTAATCGCCCCATATTGAACAACAGTTTCATTATAAGGACCTTCAAGGAAGCGGACTAACCATTGTTGCTCGTCCGCTTCTCCAGGAATAAACTGATAAGTTTTATTTTCTTTATGCTTCATCTACCAATGCATCCATATCAATTTCTGATTTATGACCAATCGTATAAGACTTTTTAACAAATTCTTTAAAGTCTGTGGTATCAAAGATAGGAGTCCAGAATTCTTCAAGTAAGGTTTCTGTTTCTCGTTTTTTACCATCAGATAGAATTTCACCAGTAGAAGGATCTACTGCTTCATACCAACCATTACTAGGCTTCTGTACATACCCACCAGCGAGTGCGACTTCGAGTAAACCAGAATACTTTTCTACTCCACCTTCCCAAGATACGGTAACAGGAATCTTAGACTTTTCTTTTACAAAACGAGACTTTTCTACATTAATAACAAAATCATAACCAGTAACTTCGGTACCTTTTTTGTTTTGTCTACGACCCAAGATCCAAATATTGTCTGCAGAATAATAGATGCCTGTACCACCAGAAACAATAGCCTTAGGAAACAATCCAATCTCTTGATATGTATGATTAACAGCAAGAAGTGGAATATCTTTCATTGCAAGATATGGTGTACACATACGGAACAAGCCTTTGAGTGCTTTTGCACGAGACATATCTGCTACAGATTTTTCATTGATAGCATCTTCCATTTCTTTCTTTGATGCTAGGTTGCCAATAGAGTCGATAACTACAATGACTTTATCAGTGCGTTCAAGACCTTCTAGTTGCGCAATCAAATCGAATTTCAACTCTTCTACGTTAGTAATTGGTGTATGAAGAACCCGCGAAGTATCAACTTCAAATTGTTTAAAGTAGGCTTGTGGTGATCCAAATTCTGAGTCATAAAAAAGCATGACTGCATCTGGATATTTTTTCATATATGCACCAGCCATAAGGAGGGCAAATGATGTTTTAAAGTGTTTTGATGGACCAGCTAGAACAGTCAGTCCAGGCGCTAGTCCACCGTCCATAGAACCAGATAGTGCAACGTTTACCATTGGAACGTCTGTTGGCACCATATCTTTCTCATTGAAAAATTTAGATTCAGATAGAATTTCTGTTGCTTTTAGCTTTGAATTCTTTTTTAGTTTATCCATTATAGACAAAAGACATACTCCTTGTTTTTAATTATTACTTATTATACTATAATTCATATGAAAAGTAAAGAAAATTATTCATATTTCTTAATAATATATGAGATATCAATTTGCAATTTTTTGATATCTTCTTTGATTTCTTCGATTTCTTTTGTGAGTCTCATATTATTATACTCAACATTAACACCAATTTTTTCTTCTTTTAGCCTGCGCTTCATATATGATTCATGACGTTCTTGCATATCTTCATTCCTTTTATTTTTTATTAGCCACTCTTAACCTCAAATCCGTAGAAGAAAATCTGTGGTCACGTTTATTAAAATATAGTTCAATGCCTCGATTGCGGCACTCATCTTTACCAGTAAAGTCTTTTTGTCGATATTCTTCTCCAAGTATTCTAATGTTAATGGGATACATGTTTATAATATCTAATAAGTCTGCTTCTGTGGAATAGACTAATACCTCGTCTACATATTTTACTGCAGCTAATTGGGCTTGTCTTTCGACAATTGTTTGTACTGGCGCATTCTTCTCCTTACGATCGATAGTAGGATCTACTTGTAGGGCGCAAATTAAATAGTCGCATTGAGATTTTGCTTCGCGTAACATAGCAATGTGTCCAGCATGAAGGAGATCAAATGTAGATGCCGTAAATCCTATTTTCATTAGTGATCTCTTTTACCGTCAAAAACGCAAACAAAGTAAACACCACGTGGCCCAGCATGGACTCTATGGAATACACCATCTTCAATAAGAACAACGTCACCTTTGTTTACATTGATAGTTTCTTCATCAAGTTCCATTTTACCGGAACCTTGCACAAAGTAGTACACTTCCTCTTGACCAGCATGACTATGCCCAGAAGTGCTTTTACCAGCATATAAGTTAGTTGAACTAACAACCAAATTGTTCAATGTTTTATTGTCGATAACCTTATAACGATCATCTTCTTTTACGACTTCACCGCCGATATCTGTAATAGTTAGTCTCATTTGTTTCTCTCATATCTGACTGATTTTCCTTTGACGAATGCGAAAACATCAACATGGGAATTTCTGTCTTTATCTGTAATCATTTCTGTGTATGGCTTTACTTGAATATTACACTGTTTACCATTACCAAGTATACACTCGATATCTACTTTATCTATCATATCTCTGTGTGATCCAAATCCTCCTGTCTTTTTTACGGACTTGATTTTTGGATTATTCATTAGATCTTCATATACAGTTTGTTCGGTGCTTTCACCAGAGTCCCATGTTGCATTGACAACGCGGGACATTCCTATAAACACTTCACTATCACTATCATATATGTTATCATCATTAGATAAAAAATCAAATAATGCTTTCATATCTAATTTTTTTATACCATAATGATATAAAAGAAAGTTTACACCTTTTCTGTTAGTTGTCATTAAAGAATATGTTTTATTAGACATATGCTTATTTGATAATGCAGCAAAGAAGCTTGTATACTTTCTTCCATAGTCGGTATATAAAGCTTCTTTAATCACGTTTAAATCAAACATTTAATCATCCTAAAAATTGTCTAGTGGACCAGATTTTTTCTTATATACTTTTGACCAGTACTTAACGTTTTTCATCTTTCCATCTTTTTCAAATATTTTTACAGCATTTGGATACTTCTTTTGAATATATCTCATGGCATCATAATGTTCATCAGTCTGAAAGTAATTATCAATTTTTTCTTCTTCATTGAACATACCTGTCCATACTATTCGTGTGTCTTCAAGTGATTTTTCAGACACTGAACGATTATCATATGTCCATTCAGTTGATGCTCTTGTGTTAATACCTCTGCTTAAACATTCGAAGATAAAAATAACATCTTCTGCAATGCGTAAATGAACAATGTCAAGATCGTCAATAACTGGAGTTATCATTCTACCATCATAGAACACAAAAGAAAATACACCCTTTGTATCTGAATATTCTGTAGCCGCAGGTGGTGCTGTACCTTCAGAACACCCTACAATACCAATGTCAGTTTCATCTAGCCATTTACTAAATGTTTCAAACATATTCAATATTTCTTTTGGTGTGGCAGTTTCTTTGGACTTTTCCATATTGGACTTTCCTGTCCAATATTTTGCATTTCTACGCTTAATGATAAGGTCATCATCAGCAACGCAATATTTAATTGCACCAGCGTGTTTGTGAATGAGCAATCTAGTCTCTGCTAGTTGTGTCCAAGTGCCGACTAGCTTTTCTGGTATCTCAAGGTACTCACACGGGTAATTATATAAATGACGCTCATTTGGGTCAACGACCATAACAACTCGTTCTTGAAGTTCTTTAGGAAGATTCTCGAATGTAATTTGATTATTCGCTCTACGAACGGTGGGTATGTAAATCCTTTCTATCATGCTCATTCCATAAATTCTGATAAATCTACACAACCATCAAATTGTGTTTCTTTTTTTGTTGTTACAGCATCAGTACTACTACGGTGTTTTGGATTATTTACCCATTTAATAGTATTAGATGGCATTTTATCCCAACCCCACATAAACCAAGCATTACCAAATGGTGGAGCTCCACCGCCAGTAAAGTCTACTCTATAGTTATATACCAAACAAGACATGCCATATTCCATAAACATCTGCCCACGTTTACCGCCTTGCATAGACGCAACAGGAAGAAATAATGCAAATGGTTTTTTTAATGCGTAACAGTATTTAATAAAATCATCTTTGATGCTGTATGGTGGATTAGTTATAATGCCATCATACACATCATCTGGCGAACATTGAAAAAAGTTTTTATTGTTACTAGCTACGATATTGTAATTGTACTTTTTAAACCCATCTAGAATTTGTGATGATATACCACTAGTGGCTTCGTAATAAGTTTTATCCTTATCCAAGTATTCCAGTATAGGAAGAACTTGATCACAAGGTGTATAACACTCATCACTTTCAGCATTTCTTGATAAATTTTTTACAACCTGTAATGACATTATGCAGCTGCCTTAAGATACATGCTTTTATATTCATCAACATCCATAGTACCCATGTCTCTATTATGTATCTTTCGTATCATAGCACAATTGTCGATCACAGTCTCACCACCCTTTGCATGTGCCTTGATGTGTGCCGCTTCCGCATCAGCCCAAACTAATGGTAGACCATCAACATAACAAACATAGCCTTGTTCATTCATTTTTGTTTCTTTCATCCAAGTAGGAAAAGTACGAGTTATATCTTTCAGTAAAGTGTACTCATAAATTTTATTCCATTCTTTGTGATTAGTCATCCAAGTTACCATCTGATTCATCTTATCTGCTGAATCTTGGTTACGTGTATAATCACAAAACAATTGGGAGATGGTAGATGCTTTTGCTTCAAACGAAAAGTCACAAACTTCTGTCCAGTTCTTATACGGATCTTTATACAGATCATTGTAAACTGTAGAAAATATTTTGTACCATTCAGTATAATTATTTGCCTGTAGATCAGTACCGTATTTGTTAGAAAGGTAAAGATATACATTAAGCAGTGCATTTTTTTCACTGTTATCTAAGCCAGAATTAAAGCTTGCCACACGTGCTTTACCCATCTCAAACAAAAAGTCAAAGAACTTGTCCGCTTTCTTCTTTAGTTGTTTAACATCTGTATTAGGATCATCATACATGCTTTGAATACATTTCGTAATACGATTGACAAGTTTACCATCCTTATAGAAACTGTAGTATACGCGGGCAACAAACTCTTCTTGTTTTAGCCGTAAATTGTTACCTTTGATATAGGCAAATCTGCTCTTACTTGTACTAGTGAAAAGCTTATGCTTTACTGAAGTCTTGCCATCGTTCTGCTCTATAAAACGAACAGTTTCACGTATGGCGTTAGCGATAGGAATGTTACCATAAGAGTTTAGCATTTCCATATCACTTACTTGTGTAGTCGTGTTTAAACTACGAAAATTTTCACCCTTCATATGATTGCTTAAAGGCTCATATATGGTAAATGATAAATTGTAAGAGAAGAACGCTTCTTTATCTTTCTCTGATAACTCAGAGAAAAAGATACCATTAACTCGAAATTTCCCGTTAATGTAAGCATAAATAGACCGTTTACGGTTACCACCATCAAGCGACTCCAGTTGCCATGGTGATTCTTCTGGACTAACATCTACTAGTGTGATGTTACCAATATCTCTACCTTCCAAGATGGTCTTAATAATTGCCACATACTTAGGGTTATCTACTTGAAATGATAGCGGTGGACGTTGACCAATTGGATTACAGTCTGTGACAGGAAAAGTTTTTATCAAAAACTCTTGAATGGTTTGTGTCGTTCTAGTGAATTTAATACTCATAATATAACCTTTCTATTAGGCTGCCAATCTTGTTTTACGACCAGGTGTTGCGTAATCACCTGCAGAAAAGGTCTTTACGGTGTGGCAACAGGCGCACAATGTTTGCAAGTTTTCTTCATCGTTGTTTGTGTGATCACCATCTTTATGGTCTACTTGTAACCAACCTTTAAAGCTACCAAGTAAACCAGCAGCAATCAATTGCTCTTCCGATGGAGGAGTGTATGTACAAGTGAAACCTAAACGACCATCTAAATTTTCGCAATAGTCTTTACGGTACTTCAAATACGGATGGCGACTGTTGCTGAATTCTGTGATTGAGTCGAAGCCGTTTAATTCAGTGGCGATACGATGAGAATGGTGTTTATGACAAGTCCAACCATGCTCAACACCGTACTTTTCGCGTACCCATGAAGACTTGCGCCGTTTTGGATTTTCACCACCCGTTAGATTCTGAGCAACTTTAGTGCAACCAGGAACATCACAAGTCGGAATAGAATTACTTATTACTAGTTTCATCACAATAATCCTCTCTTTTCTCATTTTGTACATAGAATATAACATACTTTTATACCAAAGTCAAGAGTTTTTTTAATTAAAACTAATTTTTTATTCTTGAAAATTAGTTTCTAATTTCATGCCATAGTTATTTACGCCTTTAGGTATTTCTATACCAGGTTTAAATCTCAGTTGATTTACTTTGAATGGCGAATAGTCCACGTGATGATGCCAACGACCATAACGCCACACCATTCTCGCCACATCTGGATGCATGTCTACAAGCATTTGAGATTTGTTAACAGTACCTAAAGCATTGTAACCGATTTCTTTCATATCTTTTGCTTTATCTAAAACTTCATCACCAATTTCTTTGTGGTAAAATTCTTCTGTATTACCACCCTTAACGGTCTGTGTAGCAGATTTGCCTTGTAAAAATGCATTAAACTGAATAGTACAATCACCATCTTTAAGCACACGCAAACAAATATCTGTATCTTCATTATATCTACCACGCCAACGAAACTTACATTCATTATGAATTAAAAGTGTGGAATAGATACGAGTGTTTTTAACAAATGGTGGATACTTTGTGTTCGGTGCAATGAAAAAACGATACTGAAAACCAGAGATCGGCACATTTTCATAACGATCCACAAAATCTTCTGCAGCGCGAAATATAGCACCACTTTCCACACGAAGGCGAATGTTGTTATGTAAGCGATAAAAATCTTGAATATTATCATCTAGAACCCAATGACGTTCTGCACCAAGAGCAATAGAATGATCCCAACACCAGTTTCTAGCACGACCAGGACCATCACCATGATTGCTGAATGGAGCAATTAGCAATGTGACATATGGTCGAATACCAAAGTCGTCTAGTGCTTGTTCATAGTTCGCTTCATCTTGTGGTTCAATGGCAATGTAATGAGGTACTTTCATACGTGCCAAAGATCTAGAAGTCTGCATAGACTCATGCCGACCTTTAGAAATAATATAAACTGGATATCTTGGATTTGTCATTACTCTTCAATCCATCTCTTCAATGAATTAGCATCACGGTCTAATTTTGGATGCCAAATGCTTTTTGTTTTAAGACTAATATTTTGATTTACGAGTTTTGCAAAATCTTTAAAGTCTTCTTCATTACGAAAGCTAATCTTAATATGATGATATGGTGGATTATCTTCTTGCTTAAACTCAGGCATACCTTGCCAATGTTTTTGCCAGAATACTTTACTTTCACCATCATCTAGATCTTTTTCGTCTAGAAAATCTGCAAGACTTGCCTCTTCAGGCACTTCTTCTTTTTTGCCGATATAGTTTTCGTATTCTGAGGATTCTTTTACTTCTGTCATTTACAACTCCATTTTGTAAACATATTATACATCAATATTATAAAAATGTAAAGAGGTTTTACATGTTTTTGTAAACATATTCTAACGCTCTATCTGCTTCTTTATCTAGGGGGCGATTTTTATACCAATTTCCAGTTTCTGCATCAAACTCTGAGCAAAGCTTTGCAATTTGGATTGCAGTAATCGGATATTGTTTTTTAACAGCATTACCAGCAAGTGCGACCATAATCTGATACATCTTATGATACCATCCGGTATTAGTTATGACTCTGTATTCTGCTTCGAGTTTTCTGGGAAAAAAAGGGCAGTCCCGATAGGACGTCCAAGATACGTCAGTGTTATCCATTTTCCCCTTTCTGTGTTCGACAATTTGTTTTTGCAGTTCTTCTGGGAGTCTGTCGAAGAAACTATTAAGATTTGCTTTTTCGGCATAGGGATGTTTCCTTATAAGGCCATGAACATCAATTGTATCGCCATCATGACTGAAAATAAAGTTGAAAGCGCCAGAATATTTCGCA